TGGTCGTGTTGGTGTGAGGCACCGCGACACCCAGGGCCTGAGCGTATGTCTTGGCTTCCTCTTGCACTGCCCGCTTGAAGCGAGAGAGCGTCAGCCAGAAGTCCTTCGACTTTTCCTCGTCCACGATGTCCTTCCAGCCATAGCCGAAGCGGGCCCAGGCATACTCGTGCAGACCAGTGATGCCAACGCCAATACGGTTCGTGCGCTTGACTTCCTTGTGGTACAGGGAGTCCATCAAGTTGGTACGGATCAGCGCACGGGTCGCGGTGCGGAAGGCGTCTTCAGCGTCGTCGTCCCATTCTTCCACACCTGAGTCATTGATGACTGATGCGGCCATGCCCTTCATGTAGTTGGCATGGAAGGGAACAACGTCAGCGATCACGCAGTAGCCGCCCAGGGCACCCAGAACGATTTCGCCGCAGGGGTTGGTGATGGTCTTGTAGGGCGAATCCTGCCAAGCCTTCGCCAGTGCTTTGGTCAGCTCCAGCGTTTCAGAGTCCAGCTTGTAACGAGCCGACTCGGCGAAGTTGCCGTCCAGCAGCGCTTCGACGCCTTCGTTGCTCCAGGTCAGCTTGTCCACGCTGATGATGCCGGGTTCGCCAGTCTGGTCGTAGTAGGCAGCTTCACACAGGGCGTCGAAGACGGCGACAGCGTGGCGCTGAAGGTCGGTTGCCGCATGAGCGAAGGTCTCCGCGTCCTCGTTGTGCAGTTTTACCGCCGCCCAGAACTCGTCATCCACCGTCACCGAGTTGTTGGACGACCAGAGGAAGCCACCGCGCTTGACCTGAATGAACTCCAGAACGCTCTTGTCGCGCCAGGTCTTCGTGGCCATGCGGGCTGCACGACGAGCGCCACCCACCAGCACACACTCGGCAACGTAGTGGTCGGCGTAGATCGCAGCACGCCACGGAGCCATGCCGGCGTCACGCAGTTTTGCCACGTTCGACAGTGCGGTCATCATCGGGCCAGGGCCAGAAGCAGGACGGTTCTGCATACCGGCGATGGGCGCACCACGCGGACGAACCTTGGAGAAGTCCAGCAGCAGCACCTTGTCGCGCTCACCACGGAACGCAGCCAGCTCCATCTTCTCAAGAGCCTTGGCCCAACCTTCGCGGCTGTCAGGCACTTCGAACACTTCGATTTCGCGGCCGGCGTACAGGTGCTTGGCGGTGCGCAAGTCCATTGCGTTGATTTCGCCCGACTGGCAGTCCTTGTGCATCATGTCGATCACACAAACCGTCACAGGCAGTTGGTTCAGGTCTGCCTTGATCATGGCGTCGTCGTAAGCGCGACCGACACCGGAGCCGTTCAGGAGCAGATAGAACGTCAGGAAGGTGGAAGCGGACGTGGAGCAGTTCGTGAACACTTCCATGTTGCGCAGAGGCTGCGTTTCATCCCCGTGTTGCAGATGACGCCCCGACATCAGGATGGACGCTTGACGCAGATGGTGATGCATCTTGTCAAACTCCTTGATCCGCTCGGCAGCAACCACGCTCAGCGGTGCGCCATTGATTTGCGGATGCAGCAGAGAGTTGCCAAATGCAACCCGGTAGGCCACATCAGCCCACTTTTCAACTTCAACGTGGCCGACAACGTTCAGATCGGCGCGAACGATCAGATCGTCGCCATAGGTCACGTGGTAGGAGTCGATGACGAGATTGTTGGAGCGACACCATTCATCCACTTCATGATCCAGCGCCATGTCGTCACGGCGAGGAATCTCGATCATCTTCTTGTAGGGCGTGACGGCCCGAGTGATCTTGCGGTTGACGGTTCGATCCGCAACTGCGTCGCCAATCCCTTTGGCATACTCACGTGCGGGGGTTTCGGAAGGCAGACTCATTTATGCTCCTTTTGGTTCTGCGGGTTGTGAAAATCGGGGGAACGGATTGTAAGTCACTCGTGACCGACCGTCCATATAAGTCCTTACCACGCTTCGGGGTTTGTCGTGGTGGGCTTATCGAAGTTTGATGAATGTGGCACTCTGACAGAATGAATCAGCACTTCTCTGCCATCTTTAGTAAAGCGATAGGTTTCAGTGTCCGGACTTCCACCTACACCACCGCCACCACTGGTTATAGGCACGAATTCGAAAGTGGGCATACCATGCTCATCCGGGCAACGAGACATGTGGCATGAGACATCAGTTCGCACTTCCAAGGTGTCACTCAGTTCGCTCATGCGGGATTCCACCTTGAATCTCAAGCCCGAGCAGCCGATGCAGTCCTCGCACTTCGCTTTTATGTGAGTGGAAAGTTGCTGTGCCACGGATCGACCCGACTGCACAAGTACATCGTCCAGCTCCCTGACGCTCGACAACATCGTGCGGTTGAACTTCGTGAAATGACGGAGTGGCCCAATCTTGCGAATGCGCTCGGAGCGCGTCGTTGTGGTTGTCGGCGCTTTTGTCAGAGCTTCCTTGACGATGTGCAGAAAAATCTGCTCAGCGTCCAGCTCAATGTTGAGTAGTGAAGCCAATGTGTACTCTCCTGATGCAAAAACCTGCATCAAGTATATTCACGGGTGACTGATTTATGCGGTGACTTTGATGCCCCGATAGATCGCCAATGCTTGCTGGAGCTGCTGTGAGTCCAGACCGGCGTGAATGGCCGCCACCGCATCGGCCAGGTGTTCGTTGATTGCCGTCGGAACCTGCTTGCCCTTGAGCGTCCGCATCTTCCAAGGAGCATCGGGGAACTTTTTCATGGCCCAGGCGATCATTTCATCCTTCGTTGCAGAGCGAATGCCGGTGGCTTTCTGCTTGACTTCAGCCGGGAACACCTGAATCAGCGGGATGGGGCACGATGCCAAAACTCCGGTGACGAGACCGGAGTTGAAGTTGGCGGCACTGTAGCCTGCCGGGTTGCAGAAGGGAATCTCGCTGATGGCAAACGATGCGCCTTCACAGGCTTCCATCATCCCTTCTCGCACGATGCGGGCGCGTCGAATGTCGTCCGACTGCTTGATGACGCCCTTCTTCGCTTCGCTCTCCGTCTGAACGACACGAAGATCGTCCACGGTGAACTCCATTGTGTTGACATCCAGGGTTGCCAATGCGATACCCCAGTTCGAAGTTGAAGGGTCGAACCCTACGATCTTGATTTTTGCCATTACCAGCTTCCGTATTCGTTGTACTTCGTCGCCCGTTCCTCGTGCGTCTTCTCGGCTGCCTTTTCGTTTTCAGCAGCCTTCGCAGCTTGAAGTTCCTCACCGACAGCTTCATCGATCTTGTCCCGATAGAACGGAGTGAAGCCAAGCATGTGCTGCTTTGCTTCGGCTGCGGTCATCTCCATGAACTCGTAAGGCTGTGACATCACCGGCCGAAAGACGATGATCAGAGAGCCACGCTTGCCGAAGTAGGCTTTCTCGGGACGAAAGTCTTCACCACCCACATGAGGCATCCGGCTGTACTTGCCGTCTCGCTTCAGCACCGTCAACGTCATCGGGCCCGTGAGCATGAAGCTCTCCGATGTATCTCGGAGAATCTCGTTGATCTGGCCTTCCAGCTTCTTGTAAACATCAGTTTCCACTTGCTTGTCCTGATTTGTCATTCGTGACTTAGGGATTATACCGCCCTCTTCCAGGGTGATTCCCAATCCTGATAAGGCTTCTTTGAGCAACTCCCTGTTGACAGCACTCTCCATTGCGTCGATCACAGCCTGAGACAGTTCTATGGTCATGCAAACGCTCCTGTTGCCTTTGTAGAGCCACTGACTTCACTGTGACCCTTCTCCTTGCGAACGGTGATCACGTTGTCCACCCAGTCCTTCAGGTCACTGTGACTGATGATCAGAACGGTTCCGCGATCCTTCGCCTTCTCGTTCATGATGGTCATCAAGCGCTCCAGACCCGCAGCATCCAGGGCGTGATCAACTTCGTCGGCGATGAAGATGTTGATCGGCTTTGTTGCACGAGCCGCCACCATGTCTTGCAGGGCCATCGCAGCAGCCAGGCGCACCTTGCGCTTCTCACCGCCCGAGAGTGAATCGAAGGAGTCGCCACCTTTGTCGTTGGTGACTTCGATGTTGAACTTCTCCTTCACTTCACCCTTCGCGTTGGTCTGAAGGGTGTTCCAGACGGCCTTGATGTTGCCGTCGGCCATGATCGACAGGTAGTGCGCCGTTCGGTCGTTCAGGAAGGGCGTCACGGTGTCCAGGATGTGAGCGCGAACGCCGCTTTGGCCAAAGACTTTGCAGGCCGACTCGGCTATCTGAAGCTCTTCCTCGATTGCCTCAAGTTTCTTCTCGGCATCCTCGACATCTTTCTTTGCCGACGCCTCGCAATCTTCCGCGTTCTTCAAGTCCTTCTGGAAGGGGTTCGCCTCGGTCAGCTTCGCTTTCGCCCTTTCCTTGACCCTGGCGATGTGATCGATGTAGGACTGACGGTTCATCTTCAGCCGGTTGAGCAGTGTCACTTGCTCCGAAAGACTGTTGTGAAGCTCCATCAGCTCCGTTGTGTCAGTCGCGGTATCTGTGAAGGCTTTCAGAGCGGCTTCCGCCTCTTCGTGTTTCTCCTTCGCAGCCTTGTACTTGACCGTGCTTGCCCGCAAGCTCTCGCGCACCGTGTCGGCTTCAGCTTTTGCCAGCTTGCGAACTTCCGCCATGTCTTCTTCGCAGTACGGTTTGCCGCACTTGTCGCAGGGCTGGCCAACACGAGTGTCGATTGAGTCCAGGTTCTTGACAGCCTTGTCGTAAAGCTCCTTGTTGAACTTCAGATCGCTTGCGGCCGCACTCAACTGACGCTGAGCCGTGTTGACAGCCAGCATCAGGTCGCCCTTCTTCTTTTCTTCGTCCTTGAGCCCAGCCATCTTCTTGCGAACGTCGGCAAGCTGGCCTTCGTAGTTCTTGGCGATGCACTCGGCCAGCTTTTCTTCAACCCCTTTCAGGCTGGCTTCGGTCGTCGGAATCTCTTCCAGCTCCTTCTTGGCCTTGACCTTGCGTTGAGCTTCGAACTCCGTGTAGCTCTCATGCGTCCGACGCCTGTACGACTCGACGGCGGTCAGGTTGGTTTGGGCTCCGGTGAGCGTCAATTGCGCTCCGGTCATCTTGGCGCTGATCATGGCCCGGTGTTCGCGGGCCTTCTCGTAAGCAGCCACGAGAATCTCGGTGCCGGCCGCCTCTTCGATGGTCAGCTTCAGTTGCTTGTCCGTCATGCCGGGAAGGTCGGGCATCTTCTCCTGGCCCATGTACACGGCAGCCTGGAACACATCGAGCGAACAGCCAATGAGCTTGTTGATGACCTCCTGCGTTTCGCGCTCGGTGGCCTTGTGAAGCTCGGTTGCAGCCATACCGGGTGTCGGCGGCCTCTTGTAAACGAACGTCTGGTTCTTTTCCTTGTCGTCCTTGCGGTAGCGGACGATCACGTACTCATCTGCACCCTCTTCCAGATGCAGCTCCACCATCGTGTTGCGCTTGGCGCTGCGGTTGACCACGCGGTCACTCGTGACTCCGCGAGCCGTGACGCCGTAGAGCGCCCAGCAGATTGCGTCCGCCAGGGATGACTTGCCGGCACCGTTGGAGTTTGCCGATGTGTCGTCCTTGTTGTCGCCCTGGATGAGCAGCAAACCACGGTCGCTCAGCTCCAGTTCCGCCTTCTCGATGGCGAGAAAGTTCTTGATAAATGCCTTGACGATCTTCATTCCGCGCTCCGAACTTCAGTGAGGATTTCCATGCACAGCTTCTCAACGGCACTCGCGTTGACAAAGCTGCCCGCTTTGATGTAGTCGGCCACGCTCTGATCGAGCGTAACGCCTGCTTTGGCAACAGTGCCGCCTGTCCGAGCGAGCGGAGCTGGCGGTGTTGCGATGATCGATACGCCCTTCGCACCTGAGTCCATCAGAAACTGGCGAAGCGCTTCGATTTCGGACGACTTCGCGCTTTCAATGCGAGCCCGGACGTAGTTGCCATCCACGAGCAGCGGCACATCTTCGGGCTTGGTCGAGCCGTCGATGTCCAGAAAGCCCGGTGCGCGACTTGCGTGCCACTTCACATCACCCTTGCTGACGACCAGAAAGCCCGCCTTGCTACCCACATCGGCCCATGTCTGGTGCGTCAAGGCACCGACGCTGTAAACGCGCTTGGCGGCTTCCTTGTGATGGTGGTAGTGCCCACAGAACACGTTCAGAAAGCCCAGGGAATAGAGCCACGCGGGATCAAGGCCGTGTGATGGCAAGCCGGGCATCACACCGTCAAGACCCGCGTGGAGAAACAGATTGGCCGCAGCAAGGTCGAACTTGCCCGACTTGTGAATCTTCTCGATCTTCGCCTTCAGCGCTTCGACACTCGGCTCCCAGGGCACGAAGACAAGCTCGGGCGTCGCCACGGTTGCCTCGTTGATGACCGTGCAGCCGATGTCACGGAAGGAAGTGACGGCTGAACCCAGGTCGTTCGACTCCTTGCCCTCAAGGTCGTGGTTGCCGGCCATGATGTAGATGTTCATGCCCGAGTCCACCAACTGCTTGTAGAGGTCACGCGTCGGGTTCAGCACCGACGGGGCCACCGAACCACGAACGTGGAACAGGTCGCCGCAGTGGATCATCGTGTTGCCGCCCGCTGCCTTCACTTCCTCAGCGCAGCGCTTGGTTTCGTCCAGGATGATCTGGAGGCGCGAGTTGACGCCGTTCGGGTTTACCTCCGCGAACGTACTCCAGGCGTGATTGTGTGTGTCTGAAATGACACCGAAGACTTCTGCCATTGTGACTCCTGTCAGTTGTGACTTACTTGCCAATGTAAAAAATGTGGCGACCGATCTGCTTGGTCTTTGCCAGCACCTTGCTCCAGTACGGTCGAACCTTCGTGGAGTGGTAGTGCGTGGAACCGTTGGTCAGGTCGCCGATGCCTTTGTTGAGGGTGTGCTGAGCGATGCGCTTGGCAAGCCACCAAGCGTGTTCATCCTTCGGCAGACCCGCAGCTTTCAGTCGAAAGCCCTTCCCTTCTCGGGCGACGAGCTTTGTCGTCCACGAGAACTGATGCTTGGCCATGACCGTCTTGCAGACCTTCTCGGGAGAGCCTGCGCGGTTCAAGGTCACGAGCGCCACAGCGTACTGTCCAGGGATGAGTTCCCCACGCGCTTCGTGATAGATGTTTGCCGCGAGGCAAAGTAGTGCTGATTCCAGAATCATCGGTTCGTGCTTTCTGTTTCGATGTCTGACTATAGCAGTCAGACTTAGGGGTTTCATCGGAGACGTATCTGGGCTTCGATGTTCTCCTGACGCATTGCGGGCGTGACCCTGAAGCGACTCAGAGGCAGCCCGCGTTGCAGGATGTTGACCGGGTTCGTGAACGACTCGGGGCCAAAGAAGTCCTCAACGAGCGTTGCATAGAACAGCTTGCGCTTGCCCTGCTTGATGACCACGCCCGCGTACTTTGTACCGCGTGACAAGCATTCCTCTAGCGCTAGACGTTCAAGACACCACGCATTGCGTTTGGCGTACACCTGCGACAGTCTGCGGTGCGCCAGATAGATGCTTCGCCCGTCTTCAAGGTCGTACCATGCCCCGTTGTGCTTGAAGTTGACCTTGTGCCACTTGATCCGCATGAATTCTCCTCAGTGCAATGACGGAGAAGACTTTCTTCGGATTCACCAGATGTGGCCCGTAAATCTTCTCCAGCGTCCGGTACAGGCTTGCGGCGTGATCACCTTCGCGCCCTAGCTCTGTATGGTTCTCAGCGGCGTGCGCCTCGCAGAGTTCAGACAAGGCTCCTGTCTTCACATACAGGATGGTGGCCGCACCAAAAACGATCTTGCGCTTTTCGTCCATCAGGAAGACTTCTTCACCAACAGGAAGGGCCGCCCACTTGCGACCCATCCTGAATGTGTTGAAGTTTCCGTCCACACCGATGATCGGTGGGACAAACCCAATCACGTGCTTCTGCACCCCGCCCTCCGCTGAGCTTTTGGTTTGCTCAGTATAGAGGGCGGGTCAGTCCTAGACTTATGGCAGAAGTGCGACCAGCTCGGACAGCTTGCCTTCAGTGGTCAGCTTCTCGGCCAGCGCCTTCACGTAGTATTGCTTGCCGTCAGTCCAGGTCACGCGGGGCTTGGAGTAGGGAATCAGACCCTTCTCGATCAGGAACTCCAGCAGGCTGAACACCATGTCGAAGCGGGCCGCGCCGAACTCATCGAAGCTCATCCGGATGGAGGTCTCCTGGAACGGCTTGGTCATCTTCGACTTCACGCACTGGATGCTGATGTTCTGACCGACGAACTCCTTCGAACCGCCGTTTGCTTCCATGATCTTCTGACGACCGAGAGCCAGGCGAGCCGTTGCGTAGAATTCCATCGCTTTGCCGCCAGGGGTTGTGCGCGGATCACCGTACACCACGCCCGGCTTCAGACGCATCTGGTTCAGGTACAGGAAGGTCGCGTTGTACTCCTCGCAGTGCTGAGCCATTGCCTTGAGCGTCGTGGAGGTGACGCGAGCCAAGGCCGTCGTGTCGTTCATCGTGTACTCGTCAATCTCCTTCTCGGCCTGACTCTTGGGCAGTGCGGCCGCGATTGAGTCGAACACGAACAGAATCGGCGCATCCTTGTCGATTGCACCACTGTCACGAATCGCCTTGCAGGCTTTGGCAGCGATGGTGTTGCCCTCCTCCCAGGTCTTCGGCTTGACGTAAATCCAGTGCGGACGCTCAGCCTTCAGACCGAAGCCCTCGGCCAGTGAAACGTCGAACGAACGCTCCCAGTCCACGAAACCAGCCACGCCGCCCATCTTCTGAGCTTGCACCATCCACTGCGTTGCGAGAGCCGTCTTACCCGTCGAGGACTCACCGAACATCTCCACCATGCGCCCTTGCGGCAGACCGCCGTCGTAGCGACCGGACATGATCTTGTTCAGCGGAGGAAAGCCGGTGTCGATGAAGTGGGAGACTTGCTGCTCGTCGGCGTTCTTGCCGATGGCTTTGTCGAGGCTGTCAATCAGATCGTTGATAGTTGCCGCCATGTTTACTCCTTGAATGGCTTGATGAATGTTTCGATGTTGGTTGCGATGCTGCGGAAAGCCAGGTCTTCACACAGCGCCTGGAACCTTTCCGGGTTCAGGTTGGCGTTGAAGCGGTCAACCTTGTCGGGGTTCGGCTTTTCAACCTTCAGCAGTTGCATCATCCGAAGGTTCCGAGCGAACGCCCGACGCCCTTCCGGTGAAGCGAGGTTGATGTGCGCCTTCTTCTTCGGCACGAAGTCGCCGCTATCGACACGACGAAGGAAGTTGCGAACGCTTCCGAACTCGGCCATGAACTCAGGTGCGCCCTTCTCACCGATACCGCCGACGCCTGGGATGCAGTCGGACGTATCGCCTTGAAGGCATTTGCCCTCAAGAAACGCCAGCGGCGTTGCGTAGCCCGTCTTGTCCAGCAGGTTGTCGAGCGTGACGATCCGAGAGTCATCACGCATGTCGCGCCACGTGACGCCTGGGCGAACCAGTTGAATCCAGTCGCGGTCGCCGGAGATGAGAACGATCTGGTTGCCGTCCTTGGCGAACTTGCTGACCATGTGACCGGCCATGTCGTCCGCTTCGTGCGTGAACACCTTCAACTGCCGAATACCCAGCGTGTCGTTCATACGCTGGATGTACGGCACTTGAGCTTGGTACGCCTCTTTGACCGCCAGCTTCTTCGGGTCGTTGTCGCGGTTGCTCTTGTAGTCCGGGTGCAGTTTGAATCGCCACTCGGCGCGTCCGTCCCACAGAACGATGGGCGTGTGGGTCGGGTAGATCACCCGCAACTCACGCATCGTCTTGACGAAGCCGAAGATGGCTTGTGTTTCCATGCCACCAACGTTGAGTTTGGTTGCATAGTGGCAGCTATACCCGACGGAGTTTCCGTCAATGAATAGGAAATTCATGGGAAAGAAAAACCCACCCTGGGTAGGTTCGTACTCAGGGTGGGTTTAGTCCGTCGTGACTTATTCCAGACCTTCCAGCAGGTTGTCCAGCTCCTCATCGAGAGCCGCAGCACCACCGCCGGAACCACCCTTCACCACAGCGGGCTTCTCGCTGATGTCCACGAAGTCGTCTGCGGGTGCAGCCTTCGGGGCAGAGAGGCGAGAAGTCGTCGTGGAGGGACGGTCAGAAGCCGGAGCGGCCAGACCCGCGACAGAGTTGATCGCGCCGATTGCCTTGCGCATCTTCTCTTCGCTTTCCATCTTGACGTACTCGTCCAGGTCGTTCAGCTTCTCGTACACGGTCTCCGGAATCTTCACCTTCTTCGGGCTGACCTGAACGGCGTACTTGGTGTTCAGACCCTTGCCTTCACGAGTGATGGTGATGATCTGAGCGCCTTCGGGGTCGAAGATCGAAGCGGCCCACTCCTCCACTGCGTCCACCAGAGCGCTGAACACGGTCGGGCTGACTTCCAGAATGGCGGGGGTTTTCGGGTCTTCACCGTCGAGCGCCAGCACGTTCATCAGGTAGCGACGGCTTGCCTTCGCGTCCTTCAGCAGTTGGATGGTTTCGTCGTCGGTTGCGGCGTGGGCTGCGTGATTCAGCGTGTCGCAGACTTCGCAGGTCTTGCCGAAGGTTGCTTCGGCACACGGGTACACTGCCTGGATTTCACCCGCAGCGTTCTTGATGAAGTGCTGGCCGAATTCGTGCCACCACACATGCTCTTCGCCCTTGCGCCAGCCCGGCAGCAGGATGTAACGGTTCGCGCCGGGTTGCGGCTTGATCGTCTTGTCTTTCTGCTTCAGGTCGGCTTTCTTTGCTTTGAGGGCGGCCATCAGTTTTGCGGTATCCATGTCAGTTTCCTTTCGTTTGACAGTTTGCGGTTTGTTGAGAGTCAAAGGTGCCTTTTAGACCCGAAGGTCGTTTCAGCAGGTACATTATAACTCAGGAATGACTGATTCACAGTCGATCTTCAGGGGACTTTTACTGAACTCCCGCGTTCCCTTTGTAGAGATTCGCAGCACGTTGAGCCAGCGATTCGGCTTGCTCGTTTTGCGCCACGATGCGCAGGTTGCCCTTGAACTCTTCGCGGCGGTCGGCACCGAGCTGGATCAGCATGTCACGACGATCAGCCAGGGAGAACACCATCGCCCGGTTGACGGACGCAATGGTTTCAGCCTCGATGACGGCGTTCTTCGCGGTCGCCCAACGCGGGTCCAGCTTCACAGCGGACTCGACGGCCTTCTCGGTGACTTTGCTGCCGCTGGACTCCAGCGTCTTGCGATGCTCGTCGTACAGCTTGGCTTCCAGCACTTCGAAGCGAACCTTCAGGCGGGAATGCTGAGCTTCAGCGTTTGCAGCCATCGTGCCGTAGTAAGCACGCAGGGCCGATTGCTTCATCATCGCATCGTCCAGCGTTGCTTCGGTGAAGCGCGTTTCTTCCTGGAATTTCGCGGCGTCCACGTAGAAGTTCAGCGAAGCCTTTGCGCTGGCAGGCTTGTCGCTCGCACCAATGGCGTCGTTCTCAACTTCCGCTTGATGCTCACGAGTGGGCAGCTTCGGCACGGGGATTTCAGGTTCCGGTTCCGGTTTGGTTGCCTTTACCTTCGCTTGGTTCACGGCTTTCACAGGCTTGGCGGCGCGATCTTCAACCACCGCGACGGTGTTCGGGCCGGGGTCGGCAGTCACCTTGTCCAGCTCGATTTCTTCCAGAGAAGCGACGAAACTTTCGATGTCATCAGACTTCGCGGCCGCGATTTCTCGGGCCTCGGTCATGGCGGCGACGGTCGTTGCGTTCGGTGCGGGCGCGGCTGCGGGGGCCGGTGTGGTGCCCGCGACTTCGGCCTCCAGTTCGTCCAGCAGAGCGGCGATGTCGTCGTCTTCCAGACCGATTTCAGGGTTGCTCATGGTTTCTCCTTTGCACTTGTGCAGTAATGACGATTGATCTTATCGTCTGGTTTCAGGGAATGTAAGTCGTTCGTGACGTATTTGTCAGGACAGAATGTCGGCAACTTGTGCGAACACCGCGTCCAGAACCTCTTGCTTGTCCGGGTCGAAGCCAATCTGCTGCGCGTTAATGCCGCAGACGATGGTCGCGTCCAGCGTAGGGTCGAACACGGTCTTGCCCACCAGTTCGCTTGTGCCACCTTTGGTGCCTAGCACGAAGCGCTTGATGGTTGCGGAACCGAGCGCGACGATGATCGGTGGCTTGATGAGTTCAAGCTCCCTGTTGAGCCACTGAGAACATCCGTTCAGTTGCTCGTTGGTCAGGAACTTGTCGCTCTTCTTGGCTTTGACCAGCGTGGTGTAGTAGCCCTCTGCCGGATTCAGCCCTGCCTTGCGAATCGCTTCCTTGATGTAGCCCGCAGCATCGCCCTCCAGCAGCTTGTCGGCTTTCTCCTCCTGCCAGGTCGGACAGTCCGTGACCACCATGAACTTGATCGTCGTCTTGGCGCGAACCGATGGGTGCGGCTCGTCACGCAGCGAACAGTCCTCGCACTTCTTGTACTCTTGGACAAGGTGAATCACCTTGGCTCGAAGGAACTTGTCGCTGAAGTCCGTCTGACGATCCGACTTCACGGCGTCGATGATCAGACCGGGCATCAGCTCCATCTGGGCCTTGCGACGGCTGAAGTGGTTCGACGGAAGCTCGGCCGGATCGACGCCCGCGAACGCACCGACGGCACGAAGGTTCTCGACCACCCTGCTGTTGACGCCCGAGCCCGACTCGCCGGCAGCCAGTTCGAACTCCGTGACGTTGCTGAAAGCCTTCTTCGGCGTTCCAGCTTCGTCGCGGCCGTAAACGTCTTCGATGGTGCCGTCGCGCTTCTTCTTCCTCCTGACGACAACCCAGTCCGTGTTCTTCTCACGCAAAGCCACGATCTTGCGAGCCGTGCTTTCGCTCACGCCCTTGACGGCCGAGAACGGCGCAACGATGACCTTCCCGTCGGCCGAGATTTCGTAGCGGTCGGTGGACAGGTTGATGTTGGGCGGCATGACTTCCACACCATACTGACGGGCGTCCTTCACCAGACCTGGGAGCTTCTCCTCGTCAACGATGGACATGCAAGCTGCGAAGTATTCAGCCGGGTAGTTCACCCGCAGCCACATTGTCCAGTAGCTGATGATGGAGTATTCGACGGCGTGCGAACGGTTGAAACCGTAGCCTGCGAAGGCTTCGATCTTGTCGAACAGACCACCTGCGGCACGTTCATCCATCCCAGCAGTCGCTTTGCAGCCGTCAACCCACTTCTGGCGCATTTCGGCCATCTTGTCCTTGTCTTTCTTGCCCATCGCTTTACGGAGATGGTCAGCTTCAGCCCTTGTGAAGCCAGCAAGATCGACCGCCACCTGCATCACCTGCTCCTGATAGACGATCACCCCATAGGTGTCCTTCAGGGCGGGCTTCATCAGCGGATGGTCGTAAGACTCGCTCTTGATGCCTTGCTTGATCGCCACGAAGTCGTCCATCAGACCGGAGTCCATCGGGCCGGGTCGGTACAGTGCGGTTGCGGCGGTGATGTCTTCGAACGTCAGCGGGCCACCCGATGCGAGGCTTCGCAGCAGCTTCTTCATGCCTGGCGATTCGAACTGGAAGACGCCCGTGGTGTCACCGCGACCGAAGGCTTCCATCACCGAAGGTTCTTCGAACGGCACTTCCAGGTAGTTCACCTTGACGCGGTGCCGATCCCAGATGTACTGACGGGCGATTTCCATCACATCGAGTGTGGACAGGCCCAGAATATCCATCTTGACCAGCCCCCAGTCTTCGACCGTCCGCTTGTCCCAGTTGACCACTGGAGCGTCAGAGCGGGTCTCCACGACCGAGCGATTGATCAGCGGCTCACCCGCAACCACCACACCAGCGGCATGTCGGCCGAAAGCTCGCATTGCACCTTCCAGGTTCAGCGCGTGAGTCCAGATTTCGGGGTAGGTGTCCTTGAACTTGTCGATTTCAGCCACTGCTTTCGCTGACTCGGTAAGCGTGAACGACTGACCATGTTCTTTTGGAACGAGCTTGGTACAGCTTAGCTCGATGCCATCGAGACCGTACATGCGACCAGACTCACGCAACGCACTGGCTGACGCGAGCGTCGAATAGTTCGAAATCCCCGCAACGCGATCCTTGCCATATTTGGCGGTCAGGTACTCGATCACCAGATGACGCTTGGACGACATGAAGTCCAGATCGGCGTCAGGCAAGTCAAGACGCTCGGGGTTGATGAAGCGCTCGAAAAGGAGGTTGAAGCGGATCGGGTCAACGTCAGTGATGCCGATGAGATATGCAACCAGCGAACCACCGACAGAACCGCGCCCTGGGCCCACGATGACGCCGTTGTCTTTCGCCCAGTTCACCAAGTCTTCCACGAGCAGGAAGTATCCCGAGAAGCCCATCTTCTTCAGAACGCCCAGCTCGTACTGAAGGCGCTCCTTGTAGGGCGTCAGGTCAGTCGGCTGGTAGCCGAGAACCGGACTCGTCAGACGCTTTTTCCAACCCTCGACGCACTTCTTGGCAAGCGCTTCGAACTCGTTGGGTGCCATCTGCGGCAGGGACACAGGCTGCTTTTCGAACTTGTAGGTAGCCATGTTGACCAGCTTGTCGATGTTGGCGACACCCTGCGCCCACAGCTTCTGACCCGCCTCCTCGTGGTACGTGGCAAGCCGGCGCACCGAACCCTTGACGCGCTCGATCAGCTTGCTCGGCTCACCGATGCTGAAGTCCTTCACGAACTGAATTCGGCGGTGTCCCGCGTCCATCTTGGTGTTCGTCGTGATGCAAGACAAAACGTCCAGGCTGTCCGCAGCTTCGTTGGTGCGGTACAGAACTGGGTAAGTGACCAGTGTTGGCATCGACATGCTTTGAGCGACCCTGATGCCGCGCTCATTCAGGGTGTCGAACAGAGGCGTGTCAATCGGGCAAAGCTCCGCGAACACCTTGTCCTGACCGAAGCGGTCCTGCATGTGGCGCACCAGCGTTTCAGCTTCTGCTTGCGGCAAGTGCCAGAGACTGAAAAAGTCGCCCGTCGAAATGGCAACTCCTTCAAGCTCCAGCACATCCTTGAAGCCCACTCGCGGCACGTAGTAGAAGTATTCGTCCGTGTACGCCTTCGAAAGTAGCTTCAGCAGTGACTTAGCGCCACGCTCGTCAAGAACATACGCCTTGATGAAGAACTCCCGGTTCTCCTTCGGTGCGACGCCGCTACCCTTCGCGGGCTTGCGGTAGGTCGGGTCTTCCACGACACGAATGCGGCAGCCGATCACGGGCTTGATGCCCGCTTTCTTGCAGCGGTTGGAAAAGTCCACCAGCGCGTGAACGGACATCGTGTCGGTCAGGGTGATCGACTCGTAGCCCTTCGCTTTTGCATCTGCCACCAAATGCTCGATCTGGAGCATCGACTCGGTGAGGCTGAAGTCGGATTTGACTCCGATCAAGTGTTTCAAATTCATTCAACTTCCTTGTAACGTTCCCACACAACCAAGTGGTAGCCGACGATGTTCGTGTTTCTGGATGACTCAACGATTGTCGGCACTGGTGATCCTGGAGGGTATATCTGCGTGTGGGAAATGCTTGCGGTCTCGGTTGATGGAAAGAACTGAATCTCTCTCAAACGAAAGTCGGGTTCTGGTGGAATCAAGTCCTGACAACCGCCGAGCATATTCGAAAGGAAGAGAACTTGGTACTTGTATTCGTACATCTTACGCTGCGCTCCCAGGAGATAACACCCAGCCCTCAGATGTCTCCTGCGCAACACCGAAGGCAACCAGAATCGGCATGGCGATACCCACATGCGATGAGGCTGTTGCTTCATCCCAGGGACGCTTGGTGCCCAACTTGGTCATGAACGCCTTCTTCAGAGATTGCTTTGTGACCGTGCCATTCAGCAGTTCGTCACACACCACCGAACAGTGGTCGAGGCGACCTTGTGACGCGAACGGGTTGACTCGCTGACTCATGTCCGTGCGAATCTTTTCGATCACACCAGACTTGCACCACTTGGTAGCCAAGTCCTGCGACTTCTTGTTCAGCCCGCCGATGATGCGCTCCTGCTCGTCGGTCAAGTCATGGCTGACGACACTCACCGGAGTCTTGCGCTCAACCTTCTCGGTTGGCTTCTTCGGGGAGGGAAGGAACTTGCGCGGGTCGATCTTCGCTTCCGGCTGCGGTTCTGCCTTCTGAGGCTGCGCGGTCGCAGCGCGGACTTGCTGGTGCCTGGCCAGCAGATCGTCCACGTTGATCTTGTCGCGGATCGCTTTCAGGGTTTCGAGACAAGCTGCCTCACACGCCGCGTAGGCGGAGCAGCTACTGCAAACGGACGAGTCCCGGCTGAATACGCTGGGTGATGCGTAGCAGCCAGGGGCACGATCCTTCTCGCTGATGGCGAGTGCTTCCATGTGGTTACGCTCCAATGAACTGTTTCGCTTGAACGTAACGCAGGCGGTCAATCTCTTTCAGAGCCTTGTTGCAGTCCGACTCCTGGATGCTGGTTGAAATCATCCGGATGAAGCCTGCAACGTAGCGGGGCGTGATTCGGGCCATGCAACGGCAGTTGAACCCGAGAGAGCGACCGAACTCCGCGTTTGCTTCTGCCTTTCGAATCTCCTCCATCAGCTCCTCTGGCGGGGCGACCATCCAGTTGACGATCAGCCTGGCCAGTGGTGACAGAGAGGACTCGATGAACCGAATGAACTGGCGAATGCGGCAGTGGTCTTCGGGCGTTTCGTGGTCAACCATCAGCACATCCTGAAGGTTGAACTCCTCGTCTTCCGAAGTGTTCATCTCCTCGATGCTGACGGTTCCATGAACCAGACGCTCCTCGATCATCTCCTGCGCCCACACGTTCAGTCGGTTGTATGCGGCTTTGTAGAAGAACGTGGCAAACCTGAAACCAAGGGACTCATCAAAGCGTTCGTAAGCCTTGAGGAACACGACGGACATCTCCTGAAAGACATCCTCGTAGTCCATTGCGACCCCCGCCGCTTGCAGTCGGGCATAGCCCTTCCGAGAGACGGCGTGGATCAGGTTCACGTTTTCCTTGTAGAAGTCCGCTGCGGTCATGCTGCTGCGCCGAAGATGCGCTGAGCGAGACCGTCCACAACTTCGCGGTCGATCTTGGACAGCTTGTTGATGAAGGAGAGCGTGATGCCCTGGCGGAACGAGGCTCGCATCACACCGATCTTCGCGGCGTAGATCAAAGTGCGAGGCGAAATCACATCGCTGATCTTGCCCGCGTCGTAGGCGTCACGCACCAGCGTGGCGAACTCGACCAGCTTGTCGGCATCTTCTTTGGTCAGGCCCACTTGGTTCTGAAGAATCTGGCTCTCGGCAGCTTTCTTCATGTACTTCTTGTGGATGACCATACCGAAGCGGTCGTAGTTGGCGGAGTTTTGCAGGTTCGTGCCCTGGTACAGACCCGTCTCGTCGCCGGTGCCGTTGGTGTTGCCAGTCGCGCAGAAGCGGAAGTTCGGGTGCGGCTTGATGATCCGGTTCTCGGCGTCAGCCTCTTTGATCATCAGTGACTTACCTTCCAGAACGGCTTGGTACACCGACAGAACGGACGGCAGAGCGAAGTCGTATTCATCCGCGACGTACATCCAACCGTACTTCATGGCCAGCGGCAACGGGCCCAGTTCGAACACCGTCTGACCGCCCTTGACGGTCCACTGACCGACGATGTGGCTTTCTTCGGTGTTGACCGTGTGCTGAATGCGAACCATCGGGCGGTTCGTGCGGGCGGCGATCTGTTCGAACAGCTCCGTCTTACCAGCACCCTTGTGGCCCCACACGTAAACGGGGTAGCGCAGTTCAATGGCGAGGATGACGTTCTTCAGTTCGTCAATGTCGAACACGTAGTTGTCGGAGGGTTCCGGCACGTACTCCTGGTGATCGTGCGCCGACAGAACGCTGATCGGAATCGGCTCGCCACGCGAGTTCATGGCTTGCTTGACGCGGCCCAGCTTGAACTGGTCGTTCAGGAACTTCTTGACCGGCGAGCCCTTGCTCACGAGGTCTGCCACCTTGACGGCGCTCTCGGACTCGCCAGTGCCGGCCAACTCGGTCTTGGTTTCGGCGGGCTGCTCAGCGGCTTCGCGGGCTGCCAGCTTCTCGGCGATCTTCTGCTTTGCCAGCTCCGACAGCAGCGGTGCATCGGGGTGCTTCGCGCTGTACTGCTCCACCGTCATTTCGGGGTGCGCTTCCTTCAGGTGAAGCTGGATCGAGTGGACAAGTGCGCCGCACTCTTGGCAAGTGATCTTTTCAGACATGTGAGACTCTCCTTTGAAATGTTGAAAATTCAACGTTGAAAACCAATGATTGAATGATAAGCGAAGATCGTAGGGATTAGTAGTCACTGATGACTTATCCCTACGAAACTCCCGTTTAGACCATGAGCAGGTGACGCAACTCCTTGATGACGGCGTTGGGTAGCTCGCTCACGGAGTTCAACACGATGTTCTTGGGGTAGAACTTCTTCACCGCGTCGGACTCGATGCCGATACCCACCACGTTCACGCCCGCTCGTGACACTTCCTGGACGACGCCCTTCAGGTGCGATTCCAGGTCGGCCCGTGAGCCTGCTGCTGCGGGGTAGCCGTCAGACAGCACGATCATGATCTTGCCGGCCTCCTTGCGGGCCAGCAGACGACGGGCGGCAATCTCCACGCACTCACCGTCCACGTTGCTGCGCAAGATGTTCGTGTTGGGCAGCCAACCGAATCGGTTGCGGACTTCCGTATTGATGCGTTCGTCATAACCCTTCAGAATCGGCATGTACAGCCCTTCGGCCCGCGAGAACCGAACGCCCTTCTCGGACTGCTGCTTGTACATCTCCGCTTGAGCGCCACCGATGTCCTTCGTCGTGAAGCCGATCACTTCATTCTTGATGTTGAGGCGATCCAGCACCGACGACAGAGCGTATGCAGCCTGCGAGGCGGTGTAGATTTTCGAACCCGACATCGAACCAGAGCAGTCCACCACGAGTTCGACGGCAACGTCCTTGCTGGTCGATTCCTGCTTGCGGCTGAACACCCGGTCGTCGTTGAACTTCAGGCGAGTCAGGTTCGCAGCGTGGAGCTTGCCGGAGCGGTGCCCGTGCGACCGCACTGCCAGCGAACGTGCTGCAATGGCTCGCTCCAGGTCTTTCTGGAGCGGTGCGACCATGTGGTCAACGGCGTCCGACAGCTTCTTGCCCATCGCGGCATCGTAGTTGCGGCCCACAGGCAGCTTTTCGATGACATCGTGGTCACGGGTGAACGGCAGGTAGGTTGCGTTCTTGGCTTGGCTCGTGGCGGAGTCGCTGATGATCCGCGACATGGACTCGTCGTAGTTGTTCTTGCCTTCTTTGTCGAGGGCGGCCCAAATCGGAGCGGAGCTATCGAGGTCACTTTCCTCGCCCGAAGATTCGCCGGCCGGGTCTTCCTCCGAGCCTTCACCAATCACGGGATCGGTTTCTTCAGACTCTTCCTCGTCGTCCTCCTTGATGTCACCATCCTCTTCGGACTTGTCTTCACCTTCGCCTTCGGACTTGTCTTCACCTTCGCCCTCTTCGTCTTCACCCTCGCCTTCAGCTTCGGTTTCCGACTTCTCGCCGTCCTTCTCGTCTTCGCCCTCACCGGCACCGCCAGGGCCCTCCTCTTTTTCCTTCTCCTCTTTCTCTTCTTCGGACTTGCCAGGCTCAGCTTCGCCCTTCTCGGGCTTGCTTTTCGACTTGCCCTTGCCAGAGCCGCCCTTGCCGCCACCGCTGCCCGCCTCTTTCTTTTCTTGCTTCGTCTTGCCACCACCGCCGCTGCTGTCGCTGGCGAGGCGCTTTTCGATTTCCTTCGCAAGCTCCAGGCAGTCTTCAGTGGTCGCCGCGTTTGCGATCTTGGACTCAAGGTCTTTGATGCGTTCGTACACGGGCGCAACAGTCTTCCACTTGTCTTTCATGAATGACTGGAATACATTCTGACCAGACATTGCGCGGATCATCGGCGTGATCAGCGAACGAATGACGGCGTTTGCATCACCCTTCGCAGCAGCCTCTTGAATGCGAGGCGTCACGTACTTGTCCAGGTAGAACTGACCCGTCACGGCGAGGTTGTATGCGGAACCCTGGAAGCGCTTGCTCATTTCCCGCTCGATGCGGGTGTCTTCGATCACGTTGAGCATGAAGGCGGTCTGGTCGCTGATCGCCTTCGCTTTGCCCATTGCCGTGAAGTCCGTGAACAAGATGTGGGCAACCTCGTGATCGAGGAAGCCTTGAATTGCCATGCACAACTCTTCGGTTGCGTTGTCGGGCAGGTACGGGAGGTTGACCAGCACCGGCACGCCGCGATGGTCGTTCTTCACGTATGCATTGACACCCTGCTGGGTGACGGTGATGCCCTTGCCCGCCAGAAGCTGCGTGATCTTGACCACGGCCTCTCGCAGAATATAAACACGATCATTTTTCATGCGCTCTCCTTTGTGTCATCAATGACTGATGTTGTAATGTAACCGCTGAATATAGGGGTTACAACGCGATAGCAGGGGAAATGAAAACGGCGACTGATGTCGCCGGCAAGTTGTCAAAGTTCGATGATCGCCTGACCATCAACCGTACTGACCATTATGACAGGTTTGGAGCCGTCCAGGAGTCCCGAACTGATCATACATGAACCGAAGTCTCTCACATGCACCGCTTGGAACTTTTCCATCGCATCGCAAAATGCTTCATACGATGTGTCGGCGATCTTAGGGATGCTCGGGATGCTATTGAACTGCTGAACCGTCATACAGGAACCTTCTGAGAACAAGAACTAGGGGAAATGAACTTCTGTGAAGCCCGCGATGTCAATATGACGCGTCTATTGTAATCACTCGCTTATACTGTTCTTTGCGAGCCCGTTAACTTTTTCGTCTCTGCCTATGAGACAAGTGAGGAACCTATGGTAACGAAGGCTGTACATGTAACACCGGCTAATGCCGTCGCGCCCCGCAACGTCGCTGAGTACATTTCTTGGCAGATTCGGCTTTGCGGTAAATCTCAAACGGAGATTGCACAACAATCTGGGTTTGACAAGCCGAATGTCATCACCATGATCAAGCAAGGAAAGACGAAAGTCCCGCTTGCAAAGATCGGGAGCATGGCAAAAGCCCTGGAAGTCGATCCGGTTTTCTTCATGAAGTTGGTTTTGTCGGAGTACATGCCCGATGTGGCAGACATTATCGAAACAATCGTGAAGCAGCCGATCATCACTCAGAACGAGCAGGAATTTATCAAGGTGATTCGTTCATCCAAGGTCGTGAATCCCAAGTTGCGTACCGATGCCGAGCGCCGCGAACTCCGTAAATTCGTTGACTCGTTGAAGGCCGACAACGAAGCGAACTGATACAAATCGGTGCGAATTTTGGCGTTGTCACATTAGGATCACGCGCCGCTCTGACGAGCGGCACCCCCTCTTGCATTGCACTGCAACAAGCGTTAGCCTAGCACAACTTTACATTCAGTGCTGACTGATTCATGGAACGTGCTATGCTCTTGAGGCTGGGTCAAGTTGAGAGCCGCGTCGGCCTCAAGAAGTCCAAGATTTACGCCCTCATCGCTGAGGGCAAGTTTCCTCGGCCTGTCAAGATTGGTCATGCGTCGAGCTGGGTTTCGACAGAGATTGATCAGTGGATTGCCGCGCTTGCCACTGAGCGAACCATGTCCACGGATTGTGAGGTTTCTGCTTGACGGCATCGAGATAGTCGGCCCATGCCTGCATCATTCTGACTCGCTCCGGCCAATACTCTGCCCGGTTGTAAGCCCGTTCCACTTTGTTCTGTTCTTCGTGTGCGAGTTGTTTTTCCACAACTTTAGTCTGGAACCCACCCTCCTCCAGCAGCGTCTTGGCCGTGGTTCTGAAGCCGTGCGTCGAGTGCTTGCCTTTATAACCAAGGCGATGAAGGTTCTTCATGAAAGTTGTATCGCCGTACATGCCGCCTCTCGGGCTGGGAAATAGCAACTCCTGATGACCCGTGATTGTGTGGATATTGCGCAGCAGATCGACCGTCTGTCGGGCAAGTGGAACAAGGAATTCACGATTCATCTTCATCAGGCCCTTCGGGATCGTCCACACGCCTTCGTCAAGATTGAACTGGTCCCAAGATGCGGAACGCAGGTTCTGCGGCCGGACGAATACCAGGGCGTTCAATCGCAACGCCAGGATCGGAAGCGTTGCCTCTTCAGCGTCCAGTTTCACCAGAAGCTGAGAAATGTCCTCCGGTGACTTCAGCGCGGGATGGTGCTGCTCTACGTGGGCGGTAAACCCTGAGCGCTTGACTCGCTGAGCGGGGTTGCTGTCGATCCAACCCTTGTCGATGCCGTAGTCGAACGAGCGCACCAGAATGGCACGCACTCGCGTGAGCTTGTAGTTCGCGCCCCGCTTCTCAACCCGCTCCAGAATGCTTCGAATGTCCTCGTTGGTGACTGAGGCAATGTCCTTGGTGCCGATGTACGGGTAGATGTCCCGCTTGGCGGCAATGTCAAAGTCGTCGTAGTGGGTCGCGCTCCACGTGGGCTTGTTCATGTTCAGCCAAGCACCCACGAGTTCCGCAACGGTCTTGCCTTCCTTCGGGGCCTCTCTCGCCTTCTTGCGTTCGGCCACCGGGTCTTTGCCGAATTGCAGAAGTTCCCTAGCTTGCTGAGCCAGGGTTCTCGCCGTACTCAGGGACACCTTGGGATACGTGCCCATCGAGTAGGTCTTCTGGCTGCCGGCGAACGAGTAGTTCAGTTGCCAGGACGCACCGCCGTCGGCTCTGACCACGAGGTACAGGTTGGAGCCGTCTCCGATCTTGGTGACGCCGCCCTTCTCTCGGGCTTGCTTGAGCCGCTTCTCCAGCTCTTTCTGGGACAGTTCGTGAAGTGCCATCGCCTCTTGGTAAATGAGTTTTGAGGGGCAATGGTAAATGGTACAGCGGGTCTAGCTTGGGGACAGTCCTTACCACGACTTTTACCAGTCGGTTGCCTGGATGCGGGCGGAGGGCTGCGGAAGACCCTGGAAAAGAAAAAGCCCCAAGCGGTTGATTTCTTGGGGCTTTTTAGGTGGCTCGTGGACTGCTGTGGACGCCCACGGAACCTTAGCTGGCGGAGACGGAGGGATTCGAACTTCCAGCAACCATGCGGTTCTCCGGGCGGTCAGAATTTCCTTACCAAGTTTCTTACCAGCCCAGCTTCTGAGCGTGTTGCTTGATCAGGCGAACCCAGTCTCCGCAGTTGTGTTCGTTGAAGGATGAGATTGTCATGTCCACCTCGCACGTGTCACGCCAGGACCACTCCTCTTTCATGACGGTCATCCGGCTCGCGTAGGTGCTGATGATCTTGGCACGCTCTTCGTCCGACTTGCTGGCCGCAAGCTCGTTCGTCATTCGCCTCAGAAAGCGTTCGCAGATCACCGGGATCGGGTTGTTGACGAGGATGCTCAGGATGTCCCAGCCGTGCTTGAGCGCGTACTCACGGACTTGAGCCAGGCCGTTGGGTTCAACGATCACGACGATGGGCTTTCCTTGGGCCGAGACTCGCTCAACCTCGTCAACGCCGACGCCGTAATAGTTCCCGTTGAACGCGACTTCCTCAACGAGACCGCCCTTGTCAGCGATGCGCCGGAATGTGTCACGAGTGACGAAATAATAGGACTCACCATCGACCTCGCCGACACGCGGCTGACGAGTCGTCGTGGAGATGACGTTTGCAAAACCTTCGGACTTGAGCATGGCTTCAAGCGTGGATTTGCCTGCACATGACGGGCCCGTCAGTGTCACGATGAATGGCTTCATTTGCTTTCCCTTTCTTTCAACTTTTGCGTGATGTACTCAAGCAGGCGCGTGATGGTGAAAAGGGGCACTTCGGCCCCGTTGCAGTCCACCATACGAACCACTCCACCGATCCCCGAGTGAACGATTTCAGTTCTCCAGGGAAAGGTGGCTGCGATCTGGTCGTATTCGTCTCGGGTCATTTGTCGTCGCGGAACCTCTTGAAGCGCGGATGACGCAAGGAACCATCCGGTGTGATTTCATGGAACTCAACTTCGATGATCTGGTCCACCAGTTGTTCCCGCTCACTCCACAACGTCAGACGATCCGCATCAGAAAAGCCGGAGCCGATGTTCACCCGAACCGCGTTCTCGGTCAGATGGTTTGCACCCTCCGTCCGCGCTTTGAACATCTCCATGTCGAAAGCGACGATCAAGCCACCAAGCATTCCCTGGTACTTCCCCGTACCCTCAAAGGTGCCGACGATGGGTACATCAGCAGTCTCTTCTGCCTTGATCTTCATCCAGGCATAGGAACGCTTGTTGACGTACTGAGCCGTCGGCTCTTTGACGATCAGACCCTCAAGGCCCCGCTCACGAACGCTCCGATAGATGTTGTGAATCTCGGCCACGCTGTTGACCAAGTATTTCGGCACATGCTTGATCTTCCGCTCGTCGCAGCCTGCAACGAACTCTTCAACCCTTTTGCGGCGACTGCTGTAGGTCAGGTTGGACTTGCCTGCCAGAAATTCGCTTGTGGGAAGCAAGTCGAACACGTGGAACTCGGCGTCGGTCGCTTCAGCGCCTTTGCGTCGAACTTCCGAGACTGTCTTGTTGAAGCTGCCCGTCAGGACTTCACCGTCAAGAACCATTTCGTCGCCCGTCGCGCCCACGTAACCGCGCTCAAGGATTGCGTCACGGATTCCGGAGAACGTCATCAGCTCCTTGCCCGAGCGGGTGAAAAAGCGAACATCGTCCTCGGTGACGAATGCCAGAACCCGAACGCCGTCCAGTTTCGGCTCAACGATCTGCGGCCACTTTGTCACTCGTGACTCATCGAACGGATGCGCCAACATGCAGTCGAAAGTGGGGATCAGCTTCGGGATCGCCTTGTTGACTGTGGTTTCCGAGAAGCCGGCTCGAAAGTCCTTGCCGATGATCCTGGCTAGAAGCATCGCGGACTTGGGCGACAGCTTGGACATGTGTTCCGACACCGCACTCAAGGCCGCACTGCCCGTCAGACGGCGAGTTTTCAGATCATTGAGTAGCTCTGTGGTATCTACCCAGAAAAGACCGTTTCCAACGGAGACTGAGGCCAAGTGCGTCGCCTGATCGTAGCTGATGCCGTAGGTCTTGAACGGGTTCAGTCCCGCTTCCAGCACGTAAGAAAAGAGGTCATCTGAAGCGTGTGCTTTGATCAGAGCCTCTTTTTCCTTCTTGCTGGAAGTGGACGAAATCCTCTCGATGAGGTCAAAGATTTCGTCCGATGTCATCACTTGCCTTCCGCTTGAGCAGCCTTCTCGGCAAGGATGTTTTCGTACACGAGGTCCACCTGTTCCGACAGCGTGTCCAGGGCTTCCTTGCAGTAACCGATCACGCTCTCCTTCGGGGCACCGATGGACGCGCACATCGCCGCGACCAGCGAAATGTAGGCGGTTGCAGTTGCGGAACACAGCGCGGGCCCGCTGACGCCGACATCGGCCATCGCTTGCTGAGTCTTCACGATGGCTTCAAAGGCGTGCTTGCTCTGCGATTCCATCTTGCGCAGTTCTGCTTCCATTTCAGGGGTGAGTTGTTCATTCATGACTTATGCTCCTTGAGAAGTTTTGCCCATCCTCATACGAGCCAGCTCCAGCATGGAGGGCCCGCGCTTAGCAGGTGAAGGGGATGTGGCGGAATCCTCCTCCTGCTTCGGTTTCTCGGTCGGCTTCTCAGCTTCCCGCATTGCCGCATTGATTGCTGCCGCGTAACCGTTCTCTTCATCCAAGTTTACGGTCGGTGTCGCGGGCTTCTTCGGTGTAGGTGCAGGCGATGTCCTCGCCTGGGATGCCTTCGGTGCAGACGGCTTG